TATACGGAGATAACACAGATACACAAGAAGATCAAGCAAACGAGGCTCCTAAAAATTTGTATGCTAGTAGCAAACTTATTTGTGATAACATTATTAGAAATAGCATTGTAAACAAGATACAAAGTTGGAGATTTTTTAATGTATACGGAAATAGAGAAAGCCACAAACAGGCTATAGGCATGGGAAGTCCATATACAAATTTTATTAATCAAGCAAAAGACACAGGTGTGATAAAACTATTCCAAGGCAGTAATAATGTGCAACGTGACTTTGTTTGTGTTGAAGATGTAGTGCATATCATGTATGAGTGCTTGCAACATGACCAAAGTTTTATTTGTAACTTGGGTACAGGTACTACATATACTTTTGAGTACTGGGCAAAACTTATTGCTAGTCATTACAATGCAAGTATAGAATATATACCAGTACCAGATGATCTAAAGGGCATTTATCAAATGTATACTTGTAGTGATAATAGTAAATTGAATACTCTTATAAATCATCAATTTATATCTCCAGATGAATTTGTTGAGGCAAATTTATGAAAGTATGTATAATTGGTGATGTAATACAAGACAAATATATTTACGGAACTAGCACAAGAATTAGTCCAGAAGCTCCTGTGCCTGTGGTCACATTCGAAGAAGAAAAAACAACAATGGGTGGTGCATCATTGGTGTTTGAAAACTTAAAAAGTCTTGGTGTAGATGTTAGTTTGTTTGAAACAGAGCAACCTTATAGTACAAAGACTAGAATTATTTGTGATGGGCATTATGTAACACGTTTAGATGATGATAAAAAAGGTGATGGAGTATCTGTGCTAAGAAATGTATTGCGTAGTGATTTTAGATCTTTTGATTATGTAATACTAAGTGATTACAACAAAGGTGTGTTAGATAATGCTAAAGAAATTATTGCATACATTAATAGTCACGGATCTAAAGTTATTGTAGATCCTAAACGTAATGCAACTGAATACACAGATGCATGGCTAGTAAAACCTAATCATAAAGAAATGTCTGACTTTGAATTTGATAAATGGCATGGCAATATTATTACTACAAATGCAGGTCAAACTGTACATGCTTCTATTGAAGGCAAACATTATGATATTCCAGTGCAACAAGTGGAAGTGTCAGATGTTACAGGTGCTGGTGATTGTTTTATAGCCGCTTTTGTATATGCGTTAACTAAAAACTATAGTCATGAGAAATGTTTACAAATGGCTGTTAATGCTAGTACAGAGAGCGTAAAACATCAAGGCACTTACATACTTAAAAAAGGTGATATAGAACAAACCAAAGTTTTTACCAATGGTTGTTTTGATATTGTACACAGAGGGCATATAGAAATGCTTCGAGCAAGCAAAGACATAGGCGATTGGTTGGTAGTTGGTTTAAATACAGACCGTAGTATTAAAAGAATAAAAGGGAATGATAGACCTGTAAACAATGAAACTGATCGAAAAGTACTATTAGAGAGTTTGGATTTTGTTGATGAAGTAATTTTATTTGATGAAGATACTCCTGAGAAATTAATCAAAAATGTAAAACCGGACATAATTACTAAAGGTGGCGATTACACTGTTGATACAGTTGTAGGAAATGAACTTGCTGAAGTAGTAATCATACCATCAATAAAAAATTACAGTACTACAAATACAATACAAAGGATAAACAATGACACAACTTGATGGCGTACAAGAAAAAGGTTGGGGCCGAGAGTTAATATGGGCAACCAACGAAAAGTATTGCGGAAAACTATTGTTCTTTGATCGCAAAGGTGCAAAGTTTAGTATGCACTTTCATAAAGAAAAAGATGAAAGTTGGTATGTACTAAAAGGAAGTTTTATGCTACATTTAATGGATACAAATACAGCAGAAACAATGACTCAAGTTCTTAAAACTGGTGATACTTGGCGTAACAAACCAATGATTCCTCATCAATTGATTGCTATGGAAAATGATTGTGTATTGATAGAAGTAAGTACTCCTGATAGTGTAGAAGATAATTTTAGAATTGGTAAAGGTGACAGCCAGAATGACAGCTAATTTATGGGTTGTAGGCGATAGTTTTGTTTTACCTAATATGACTACAATGAAATGGATTGACGAACAAAAAGCATGGCCCTATATACTTGGAAAAAATTTACAAACTAAACATGTATCTGTTATTGGACAATATGGTTGTGCTAACAATTATTTGTGTCATGAAATAATTAAAAATAGTCCACACATCAGTGCAAATGATTATATGGTAGTTGTAACAACTAGTGCTACCAGAAATTGGTTTTTTGCTGAACACCCACAGATTGCTAATCATAATGCTGTGTACAATAAATTAATTTCCAAACAGCAAGAAAAGGCAATTGAATACTATTACACTTATCTACATGATAATGAAGAAGATTGGAAGATAAGTTTGGAAAATATGATAGCGTGGTGTCATATATTTGCCCAAAGGAAAAATGTTAAATTGGTTGTTATTCCGTGTTTTGAATGGAATCACCTACATAATTGCAATGAAGGATCTTTGTATGATATTGATGCACAAGAACACGGTGGCTGGGAAAACAAACAAAAATGGCTGGACAAAATTAATAAAAAAGACATTAAAGATTGTCATTTAAGTCCAGAAAATCATATAGTGCTGGCTAATAAATTTACAGATTATTTTTTAAGAAAAACTACACAAATTGATTTGACAACAGATTTTGTTAAGGACATATTTTAAAAACTGTCTAACCAATTTGGTAAATCTGTTTGATCTTTTTCACGTTCATAAATGGTTACAAGTTTATCTACAAGTTGTTTATTTGATAGCACAACTCTTGCACCTCTGTGTAAAGGTTTGGGCCAACAGTTTATGCTTACCCATGAATATCCACTGCTTTCATAATTACAACTAGGAATAAATTCTTCAAACACTGTTACGCAAAATGTATTGTAGGTAAACTTTTTATCATCACTCAAAAAAGTATGCAATGGATGAACTTTTGCAATGTCAGGAAGTGGTCCCATTTCTTCTTTGCATTCTCTTAATAATGTTTCTATAGGACGTTCTTTTTTGTCAGCTTTACCTCCCCAAAAACTCCAAGTTAATGGGTGACTGCTTTTTTTACTTCTTTGTTGCAACATGATCCTGCCAGTATCCAAGGCAAGAAAACAACAACCACTTGCTTGTATCATATCAATTTTCTTATGTTTAGCTTGGCTCATCGGGCCATGTAACATCACTACAACTGGTTGCAGTTAGTGTAATATCTCTGAGTGCTTGTCTGTATGTTTGCCATTCTGTTTTCTTCTCTGCACTAAGCGGACTATCAGGCATTTGTGTCCAATCACTGTCTTGAAGATATCTTTGTCGTAACTGTCTCAAGGCTGTTAAATTGTGTTGTTTTAAATCTTCTTCAGTTGGTTCTGGTAAAAAAATTTCTTCTGACATTAATAAACTCCTGATGTACCGGTTGATAGACTGGCGGCTAATACTTTATGACTAAAACCACCAATTGTTTGTGTATGGGCTGGATAGTTTGTGTTTGAGTATAAAAAAGACAACTGGAATCCTGTATAACTGGTACCTGTGGTTTGATTATCTCCGACTAATACTACATAATTATCACTTGAAACATAACAATTTACTGCGAAAGTTGTAGCATAGTTGCGTTGATCCAAAGAGTATATAGCAGTACCCCAATTATGGAATCCCCAACTACTGTCTATACTGCCAGCTGGTGAATACCTATAGCCTTTTGCATAAACCACAACCATTCCATAGTTGCTACCTGTGACAGGTATATCGGTTTTTATATGAATATAACGACCACTACTCCAAACTCTAGCATATATGTGGGCAAATACCAGTTGTAACGAATTAGTTTGATTATTACCAATTCCATCACCAGTAGGATGATAAGGATATGCACCGGTGTGTACAACATTGGTAGGACTTACTATTGCGGCAGATCTATTGTTTTGATCTTCTGCTTGAAAAGAACCATTTGCCATAACTTTGAATTGTTTATCATTGCTGATATAAAAACTTATTTCTCCATCTGCTGGTCTACTATGTATTGACAGATTGCTGTTCCACATTCCAACGGTAGCTTGTTTACTATCTGTATGATCTGTAAGATACAATGCTCCGCCATTTACTCCAACAATATCTAATGCTGAGCCAAAACCACCTGAATCATTTGGTGCGTAAGGCCCAACACCAACAATACCAGCACTATCTATAGAAAAATCAACGTTACTACTACTAGGATTACCATGTCCCATAATAAATTTATTACCACCAAAGGACCAATTAGTGTCTGTGGCAAGCATAAAAAATTCTGCACCACTAGAGTTGTTATTGTCATACTGTAATACAGCTGGATATCCACCACTGTCAGTACCACCTAATGTTAATCTTGCACCAGTATATGGCGTTGTACCAATACCAATATCACCGTCGTGATCTATTGTCATCCTGTCGTTGAAAACATTTGAACTATCTCTGGTTTGTATTTTTAAACCACCGCCATATGTCCCACCTGACGAATATGCTACTAAATTAAATCTTCTATTATTACCATTACCACCGCCTGAACGACCTCCAAATACTACTGTGTTATCAGAGGCATCGAACGCCTGATCACCATTTACTTCCAAAACAACTTCTGGAGAGTCGGTTCCTATTCCTATTTTTCCGTAGGTAGCATCAGCTTTGATGGTAAAAGCGTTAGAATCTAATGCACCTGAACTATTACTAATTGTAAATCTGATATCTTTACCATCATCAAAGTTTGTTATGTAAGTGTGTTGGTCACTCCATTTTGATATCATAAAACCACTACTTGTTCCAGTTCCAGTAGATGTATTGGTCAATCTTATTTGTGATCCGCTACCAGCAGGAGCATGAACATGTAATGCTCCACTATTGTATCCAGAATCTGTTGTATTAGGAGCGTCAGTTCCAACACCAACAATACCTCCAGCTGGTTGAAGAGACAAAGGATAATTGGTTGTGTTACTTGTTTGATCTTGTGCTTGTATAAAACTTCCCCAAGGTGCCGCAGAATTAACACCCATTGTCATACCATGTGTACTTCCGTCTGCCCTTAGTAATAACATTCCTGCTAAATTACTATTTGGCATACCTTGTGTGCCTGATACATGTAATTTTGATGCTGGAGAAGTATTACCAATACCAACATCACCGTCAACTTCAATTCTTACTTTTTCTACAGAGCCAGCATAAAATTTTATTTTGTTGCTCGTAAAAATATTAAATTCATCAAGACTATGATCGTGGTAGATACTGCTTTGATATGTTCCTCCCGCAGTACCAATAGCATCACTGAAGTAAATTGCACTTTGACCTGCATCTCCGCTTCTTATACTGATACCTGCACGATCACCGGTAGAAGTATTATTTGCTACTGTTAGCGTATCAGCATAATCTGGATACCCTGGATCGGTTGTATTAATCATAACTTTTGAACCACCACTACCATTAAAAGTAAAGTGTCCGTTTGAAGTTCCAGAGTTCCATGTATTATCAAATGTCATAGGACCTGTATCAC